GTTGGACTTAGTGAGATGATAAGTGAACTGTCACTCGCTTGCCTATAGTAGTCTGACTAAAGCATCCTGCCTTACATACAGCGCAATGCCCCGACAATTTCTTCCACGTTTTAGGACACTTGAATGCTTCACCCTTCTCTGCGTACTTGGTATCATCACCAAAGTACATAATATTCCAACCATCATCAATCAAACTGTCTTCCTCATCCTGTGTGTTGGATGGATCTAATGACGCATTAAGAGCTATGTTTGCAACAGGGAATAGCTCTATCTGTATCAGTTCACGTAGCAATGTGTTACGCCATGCTCGTGTTGGTATCCACCATGTAGTCTCAGGTGTAGCTAATGCTATGTCCTTGACACGATAGATGTCTGATAGATCCTTGATAGCTTCACCTCTAGTCATGTGTCTAGCACGTTTGATCTGTTTCTTTTTACGTGACAGATAAGTACGCACCGCATTGCCAGATACCTGCTGCCACTCATGCTCGCAGCGTTCATCACGTTTACCCATGTTAGGATACATCCTGTATAGCTTGACGTTGTAACAGGTATCATCACAGAAACTAGTCCGATGATCACACGATCCCTTAACAGATCCTACATCATTGATCGGTCTATCACTAGCGAACATACCGATGTCATCACAGTAACGAAACAAATCTTTAATCATTTTAGTTATCCCTAAAGCAAGTTACAATTAAACCTAATGCTACTACAAACCAACAGATAGCGAGTATCTGTAATACGTTAAGTTCTTCCATTAAAGTAGACCAAAGTTAGTAAGATGATGATGTATGCTTATTGCACACAATATTCCTGAAAGAATGATACAGGTATAAATTAATGTGTTAGCAATGATTTTCATTTTTTATCTCCATTGTTAGGTCCAATGTTGGACTTGATTTGCTTTGCCTTCATACGTAATTGCGACCACTTGTGATCACGCTTGGCCTTTTCAAAGGCATCAGCCATAGCTTGTTCCTGACCTAGTCTATAGACTAATGGCACTTTAGTGTCAAGAGCAGGAACTTCATTGATCCAAGAGGATCTCAAAGGAGTATGAGATCCCATAGGGATTATGTGTCTTGCCATTAGGCTACCTCACTTTCTACTACTGAAGTATCAGTAGATGTTGCACTGTCAATCAACATCTCTACAACTTGTTGTAAGTCAATGTTGTGCTTCTTAGCAGTAGCTAAAACATTTGCTACAATGCTTTCAGCATTTACGTTAGAGGTTGAAGTATCATCATCACCATCACTTTCAGTGTTAGGTCCATCGTTGGACTTATCAGCTTTCTTCATTGCTGACTGCAAAGCAGTTAATGATGTGAAGCCTTTCTTTGAGGCTTTGATTGCTTCTAAACAATCATCTTGATTGTCAAAGAACCACATAGCTTCTGACCTTCTTCTCTTATCAATATTGGCTATGCCAACATCCTTAAGTCTAGCTGATGTGACCTTGCCATTTTCACCAACCTCATCTCGTAGAGATCGCATTAGCTTACCTAATCGGTAATCCAATCCATCCTTAGAGATGGAGATCTTGAACCTCTTCTTCAAAGAAGCCTGTTCATTCTTGTACATCTTAGCTAAAGCTAAACCTTCACTCTCTAGAGTGTCTATTGATGGGATGATTGCTATTGCTGTTGAGGTTGTCATTTCTTTTCTCTCTTTCTTTCAACTGTTTCTAAGTGTTATTACTTTCACTAAAGTATAAGTAATAACACGTAAGAAACAGTAATAGAAAGAAGAGAGAGTTTGGTGTGGTAAATCGGTGACAAAAACTGTGCCAACTACTGCTGCGCGAAAGCTATGCTTTTATTACGCGGTAGTTAGCTAGGTCCATCATTGGACATTATTTTTGGTGGGGTATATCTGTGGGTTTTGTAGTCCTGCGTTGGGGTGTTTTCACATCTCATAAATCACCACAATCATCATCATCGTACTGTGACAAGTGATAGTGTAACACTTGCATTGTTAAATCGTAGATTCATAGCACATGATGTGTCACATCGCATATGTCACACCACATATTGCACACACACTGCGCTCATCACATGATATGCCACACATTATGCGCTCATCCAAGCATGGGTGGGCAGGCTCCACTGGGGGTACGGTAGATATATATACACAGAAGACCACAGATCAGGTATTTTCACTGTTAACCATACAGGCAAGTGATAACTATATGTACCCTATTAAACACATATATAAATTATTTTCACAATATTTGTATTTTTTAGTTGACAGAGTTTGATTGAGCCACTATAACTATACACTATAATGATCACTTAAGTGAATATTAAAACTATCCCTTCATAAAAACTTAAAAAACATTTAATTATAAAACACATCAGTGAACATTGAAAGTGAAACACTTAAATGGTAGATCAATTATCCGTAATAGATATATTATCAACAATATGGCCTATCTTACTAGGTATAATAACTCTGATTATTGTACTAGCTAAGATGCATGGCGATATTATTGTACTTAAAGAGAAGGTAAAGAGTTTGTTTGATCTATGGAACTCTAAAAATAAGTAGTATGATAGTTAGAGAACCAGTATTAATACGTATTTACTACTACCTGCCTGATCATAGTAGTTTAGTGCAGGAATTTATGTGGGGTACTATGGACATTATTCCAGAATACCCACGTATTAATAAATTTTTAAACTATTGGCATGAAAATATAGACGCTGTAATAGCCAGTATTGACATTGACCCATACAAAGGAGTATAATCTATGAAAATTAAAGCATTCTTTAACGGCATGTACGAATTTGCAAAGAAAGCATACGCACGTGCTACCAGTATATTATCAGATCCAATGAATAGCAGGGCAATTGTAGGCATAGCTGTAGTTATAGGCTTTGTATTATTAGCAATGAGCTTTGGTATCATTAAATAATTACAGAAACAACTTGACAACAATGAGAAAAGAAGTAAAACTATACAAAGAAAGAGTATTAGAGTCATTTTATGACGCATTAAGAAATAAAACTTTTAGATATTTACACGTACCCCATAGCAAAGTGTTTTATGTACGTGCTGCAATAGAGAAACGTACAGGTATTAGGTACAGTTTAGAATATGTAGAGAATGCTATGGTACTAGAAGGATGGAAAGATGGCTAAAACTCCTGCATGGACACGTAAGGCTGGTAAGAGTAAGTCTGGTGGTCTAAATAAAAAAGGTGTAGCCTCATATCGTAAAGCTAATCCCGGTTCTAAATTAAAAACTGCCGTAACTGGCAAAGTTAAAGCTGGATCTAAAGACGCTAAAAGACGTAAATCATTTTGTGCTAGAATGAAAGGCATGAAGAAACGGCTAACGAGTGCCAAGACTGCTCGTGATCCTAACTCAAGGATCAATAAGTCTTTGAGGAAATGGAGATGTTAAAATGGTAAAGAAGGTATTAGCTAAACTAGCTACAAGAGGTAGTAAAAAAGTAACAAAAAAAACAAGACCTGTTAAAAAAGAAACTGCTGAACAGAAAACTAAACGATTAATAAAATTAGATTCTGATATAAAGAAAGTAAAGGAATTACGCGAAAAAGAATTAAAACGTATACGTGCTGAAAAAGCAAAGGTAAAAAAGAAAGCCTCTACACAAAGAGGTATGGTAGGTTCAGGTGCTAAATCAGCAAAAGGTAAAGGTGCAAAAGGTTCACAAAGAGCATATGATGCAGAACCTATGAGAGCAATGTCTGATGATCTTACTGCTAAAGATGCAGTACGCAAAGGACAGGCAGGTAAGATTACCACAGGCAAAGATGCTCCTATGCATAAGCAACTGCAAACTAAAGCACAGAAAAATAGAGTTGCAAAATATTTAGAGTTAAAGAAAAAACAAAGAGATGGTACACTAACAGCAGAAGATAAGCGATGGTTAAAATCCGATGCTGCATATGAAGCAGAGAGATTACGTAGATCTGGTCAAGGCTCTAGAAATAAAAGAGCAGACTCTCCTAGCAAAGCAGGTAGAAAAACTTCTGCACAAAGAAAGAGGAGTTTGGATTTACCTCCATTAAAAGGTGAAAAGAAAACTGTACGTACCAAAGATGATATGGGCGATCCATCTACAGGTGAAGTTACAAGCAAGACAACTGCAAATAGAGCAGCTGCATTAGCTCGTAGTGCAGACAGACAGGCAAAGATAGCTGCGGATCGAAGAAAAGATAAACGAACTAGAGCAAGAAATGTAAGAGAAATGAAAAGGAGAAAGTAAATGGGACTAGAAGTAGAAATAATGTTACCGCTAAAATATTATAAAGAACGAATAGCAGAAGCTAAAAAAGCTGGTGATATGAAAAAAGTAAAAAAACTAGAAAAACAGTTAGCACAAAGAGAAAGAGAAATAAATAAACAGGCATCTATGGATCGTAATGCTAGAGCCAATGCTGCTGATTTAAAAGCTGGATCAGCAATGGGTGGTGCAAAACCGCCGAAGCCAATGAAGAAACCACAGATGATGTATGGTGGTATGGCAAACAATAAGAAGCACATGTACTCAGCAGGAGGATCGGTTAAAGATAATCCCGGTCTGAAAGCACTAGCAAGAAAAAGACCTGATGTAGTTAAGAAAATGGGGTATAATGTCTAAACCCGATCCTAAAAAGGGTACAGGTAAAAAACCAAAGGGTAGTGGACGCAGACTGTATACAGATGAAAACCCAAAGGACACAGTAAGTATAAAGTTTGCTACACCTGCTGATGCTAGGAAAACAGTAGCTAAAGTAAAAAAAGTAAATAAGCCCTATGCACGTAAGATACAAATATTGACAGTAATGGAACAACGTGCTAAAGTTATGGGAAAGAATGAGGTTGTTGCAATAGCTAAGAAAGCTAAAGAGCAACTTAAATTGGCAAACAAAAAAAGGAGAACTTGATATGCCTATGCACAAGAAAACAAAGAAGATGTCTAAAGGTGGTGCTACTAAAAAAATGATGTATGGTGGCATGAGTAAAAAAACAAAGAAGATGTCTAAGGGTGGAGCTGCTAAACGTAGATAATGCCTAATCTTATAAGCAATGTACCCCACTTCAATTGTTGGGTACGTAGAGAGTTCACTAGTAACCATCAAAATTATCACGGTGAATTTCTACATGGGATTGCATTTGCAGTAAATACCATACCAGACAGATCACTTAGTTTTCAGGTTGTATTTACTGGGTGTGAAATAGACAGGGAAGATGGACCTCAAGAGAATGTACATGGAGGAGCTATGTGGGCGAGGATGCCGATACAGGCACTCGTAGCTGACATACCTCTAGAAGAGTGGCCTGACCCAATGGAAGATCATCTATGCCAACCTTGGGATTGTGAGTCACGAGAACATGGTACAGTCATTCTGGATAGAGTAAGTTCATCACCTTGGTTGTGTAAGATAGGAGGTGATCTCTATAAAGGTAAATACTTATTTACCGTAGATTACACAGGCAATGATATAGCAGATGATCCTGCACAGCATAAACAGTCACACGTAATATATTTAACAGATGCTGGTAGCTGGACAGGAAATTTTGTAGCACTGCCTAATAATAGAGTAAGGGCAACGAGTCCTGCTTTATGGAGAACTGGAGAGGGTGCACCTGACTTTGTACCGTCACAATGGGTGCACTCCGCAGAAGGACATGAGACATACTTAGATCCATCTGTAACATTTAATAATCTATACGCAAAGGACGTTAAGACAAATGGCAGTAAAAACAAAAGCAAAAAAAGTAATAAGAAAAGTAGCAGGTAAACTGGCAAAGGCAAGTGCTGCACATAAGAAACAGTCTAACCAATTAAAGGCTATTAAATTAAAAAGTGGTGGTAGCACAGTTAACGCAGCAGGTAACTATACACAGCCCGGTATGCGTAAAAGATTATTTAATAGCATTAAAGCTAGTGGTAAAGGTGGTGCTCCCGGTCAATGGTCAGGACGCAAAGCCCAGATGTTAGCAAAGCGTTATAAAGAAAAAGGTGGAGGTTACAAATCATAATGACATGTGAATGCGGAGAAAATTCAGTATGCATGTGTGATGTAGGGTCAGAATTTAAATGCGATAGTTGCATAGAGTGTGGCTGTAATCCAGATGTATGTAAATGTGAGTGTCATGGCGAGAGCTAAATCACAAAAAAGTCTGGCAAACTGGACAAAGCAGGATTGGCGTACTAAGTCAGGTAAGCCATCTACACAGGGATCAAAGGCTACAGGTGAAAGGTATCTACCTGCTAAAGCTATTAAGTCACTGTCATCTTCTGAGTATGCTGCTACAACAAAAGCTAAACGTGAAGGTAGGAAACAACATGTAAAGCAACCAAAGAGTATAGCTAAGAAGACAGCTAGGTTTAGGAGAGCTTAATGCTAGGTACATTGATTGGGCCAATAGCTAATCTAGCTGGCACATGGTTAGAAGGACAGGTAGCTGAGAAGAAAGCTAAGACAGAAGCTAAGATTGTAACAATACGATCTGAAGCTACAATAAAAGAAAAACAGGCAGCAGGTGAAATAGATTGGGATATAGCACAGGCAAAAGCGAGTGATAACTCGTGGAAAGACGAGTGGCTTACAATTTTGTTCTCGATACCTCTTGTGCTTGCGTTCATTCCCGGCTGTGAAGATATAGTTCAAATAGGGTTTAGCCAACTACAACTGATGCCTGAGTGGTATAAGTACGCCATTTCGGTAATCGTGGCAGCGTCATTTGGGGTACGTAGTGCCACTAAGTTATTTAAAAAGTAAGGAGTAATAAACATGGCAGAAGAAAATGTAATCGTTGATAAAGCAGCGTATCAATCTAATAGACGCTATATGGCGTGGACTGCACTCGCTACCATGCTTATAGCTACTACTGCTGTACTAATATGGCCTGACAGGTTTGCAGCAGCAGACAGTATTCTTATGATGATGTATGGTTCATTGTCTGCACTTGTTGGTGCATACTTTGGTTTTGCAATGCCTAAGAAGAAATAGATGAAGTACGACTTAAGTAAATTACTTGACATGCTTATTAGAGATGAAGGCATGGAAAGAAAAATATATAAAGATAGTCTAGGTATAGAAACTATAGGTGTAGGCAGAAATATTGAAGATAGACCTTTGACGCTAGAAGAATTACAACATATAGGTCTAGATGATATGAGAGATTTAAGAGAAAATGGAATATCACTTTACGGTGCTAGATACCTCTTACGTGTTGATGTTGGCATTGCTGAACGAGAACTGCTTGCTGCTCAACCTTGTGTGGCAATTTTAAATGCACCACGACAGATGGTCTGTGTTAATATGGCTTTTAATCTGGGTATGCCACGTTTAAATAAGTTTAAAAAGATGTGGTCTGCTATAGAAGATGAGGACTATAACAATGCAGCAGTCGAGATGTTAGACAGTAGGTGGGCAGAGCAGGTAAAAGGCAGGGCTAACAGACTGAGTGACATAATGCGAACTGGGGAATTAAATGACTAGACAGTACACAGAAAATCAGGTAAAATTCCTAGATGTACTATTTGATGAAGCTGGTGGGGATGTAGCAACAGCTAAAAAACTAGCTGGTTATGCAGATGGTACATCTACCACAGTGGTAGTTAAGAGCCTCAAGGAAGAGATACTAGATGCAACACAGCAGTACATGGCACGGAATGCTCCTAAGGCTGCTGTAGCGATGGCTGGTGCACTTATGGACCCTACTGAGTTAGGACTAAGAGATAAGATGTCAGCAGCAAAAGAACTACTGGATCGTACAGGTTTAATTAAAACTGAAAAGATACAGGTAGAAGCGAGTGGTGGTGTGATGCTAATGCCACCTAAAAAACAAATAGAGGAGGATGAGTAAATGGGTATTGCATCAACTATAGGAAGAGCTACATCAAAAGCTACATCAAAATTACAAAAAAAGAGTAGGGGTCTAGCTCTTGGTTTATCTAAAGATAAAAATAAAACTATACAAGTAGAAGTAGTTCAGGATAAAATACGAAAAGCTGCAAAAAAAGCAGGTACATCAGTAAAAAAATATCGTGAGGATAATCCTAATAATGCTAATGTTAAAAAATTATATGGCCTTAAGCCTCAAATAAAATCTGATGATGCAATACGATTGCGTCTTAGGAAACGTGGTGTCAAGCAATAGAAAAAGGTAAGTAATGAATAGGAGTTTAGGCAAATGGAAATTACCGCAACCAACAGATATAAAGGAAGAAAATGATTGGCTACCTGTACCACGTATTGCTAGAACAATCCCATTCGGATACGAAGTGGACCCCGAAGACGAAGACTTGTTATTGCCAATACCCAACGAACTTGATCATCTTGAAAAAGCTAAAAAGTATTTGCGCCAGTATTCGTTGCGACAAGTTGCAGCATGGCTAAGTACAAACACAGGAAGGTACATATCACATCTTGGATTACAGAAAAGAATAAAGCATGAGCGACAGCGTAAGGACAAAGCTAGAAGCCTCCGTCAATGGGCAGACTATGCGGAAAAGGCGATCAAGAAAGCCAAAGAAATCGAAGAAAGTAGACTTGGTGCAAAGCGAGTCCATACCACAGAAAGTAGAGTATGATACACATGCTATTGAACGTGAAGCTAATGTACTATTTAAACCTAATGCTGGCCCACAAACAGAGTTTCTAGCTGCACCAGAACGAGAAGTACTGTATGGTGGTAGTGCAGGTGGTGGTAAGAGTTATGCAATGTTAGCTGATCCATTGCGGTTTATGGGTCATCCTGCATTTAGCGGATTGTTATTAAGACATACAACAGAAGAGTTACGTGAATTAATATCTAAGTCACAGGAACTATATCCTAAAGTCTGGCCGGGAATAAAATGGTCAGAGAGAAAGATGCAGTGGACCGCACCATCTGGTGCAAGACTTTGGATGTCATACTTAGATCGTGATGATGATGTCATGCGCTATCAGGGTCTGGCTTTTAGCTGGATAGGTTTTGACGAATTAACTCAGTGGCCTTCACCTTATGCGTGGAACTACATGAGATCTCGTCTACGTTCCACTGCC